CGAAGAGCAGGGGTTTGACCCGAACAGCGATGAGTACTATAGTGAAGTTAATCGTCGTATGCGTGGGGAGTTTCCGCACAAATTTCAATCGGCGAACAAATCGGGTGGAGGAAGTCAGGTCGCTTCTGCTGGTAACTCCGCATCCCGCAGCACGAAATCAGGGCGCAGGTCAGTCAAGCTATCGCATTCCGCAGTTGCGATTGCAAAGAAGCTAGGCGTACCTCTTGAAGAATACGCAAAGTATGTAAAGGATTGAGATGATGACTGATACTAGAACACCGCGCAAAAGCGCAACACGCGAAACAGAAACGCGCAGAAAACCTTGGGCACCGCCCAGTCACCTATCCGCACCAGATGCCCCAGAGGGATTTGTGCATCGATGGATACGAGTCTCTATGCGAGGCGAGGAAGACAAAATGAATGTCAACTCCAAGCTCCGTGAAGGATGGGAACCCGTCCGTAAAGACGAATATCCTGACTATGAAGCCCCAACTATCGACGATGGTCGGTATGAAGGTGTTATTGGTCAAGGTGGACTGATGTTGTGCCGTATGCCTGTACAGACAGCTCGCGAAAGAAACGAGTACTACGGGGGCCGAACCCGCGAACAGATGACAGCTGTAGACCAGGACCTGATGAAGGAACAACATCCTTCAATGCCGATTCACAATGATCGGCAAAGTCGTGTAACTTTTGGTGGTCGTGAACGCGACTCCAATTAAATTAGAGGATTGCTCAAATGGCAAACAGTAATGGTGCCTTCGGACTACGTCCGATTGGCGTAGTCGGACAGGCTGCGAACACCACTGGTGTGACTGAGTATCGTATTGCCGCAGGCAACACTAACGCGATCTATCAAGGCTCCCCTGTTATCCCGCTTTCAACTGGCTTTATTGACATTGTTGGCGCGGCAGCAGGCGGCACAGTAGGTTTACTTGGTGTTTTCTGGGGTTGCGAATACGTTTCGTCAACAACTGGTGAAAAAATTTACTCCAACTCATGGCCTGGGTCAGGCGCGGATACTAATCATCCCGTCACAGCCTTTGTGTATGACAACCCAATGCAGACATATGTTATCTGCTCAGATGCTTCTCTTACTAACGAAGCAACTGCGCGTGGACATGTGTTCGCAAACGCAAACTTTGCAACAGCTACTTCTGGTTCTTCAACCACTGGTATCTCTTCTGCTAAGTTGGGTGTCAGCACTATCGCCACAACCGCTGCACTGCAGCTGCGTATCATGGGTATTCAAAACGACCCAGACAACGCAGACTTCGCTGCCGCTGGTATCCCTGTAATCGTTCGATTGAATAACAGCTTTAATTCCGCCAACGGCGCGATTGTTGCTGGTACTCCATCGACCACTGGCGTTTAAGGAGGTCTAAAAAATGGCTATTTCTCGCGCACAATTAGCGAAAGAGCTTGAACCAGGTCTCAACGCTTTGTTTGGTATGGAGTACTCACGGTACGAAAACCAACATGCAGAGATCTTCACAACAGAGTCTTCTGATCGAGCATTCGAAGAGGAAGTGATGTTGAGTGGTTTTGGGGCAGCACCGACTAAATCGGAAGGTTCTGCAATCAACTTTGACGACGCTAACGAAGCATACACTGCTCGTTACAACCACGAAACAGTGGCGTTGGCCTTCTCAATCACTGAGGAAGCTATCGAAGACAATCTCTATGATCGTCTTGGTTCGCGTTACACTCGTGCGTTGGCTCGTTCGATGGCACACACAAAGCAAGTTAAGGCTGCTGCAGTTCTTAACAACGCCTTTACGGGTGGTGCTACGGCTGGTGGTGACGGCGTTGCTCTTTGTGCAACAAACCACCCGCTTACTAACGGCGGCACGTTTGCAAACACGCCAGCAGTAGCTGCAGATTTGAACGAAACATCTCTTGAAGATGCTTTGATCAACATCGCAGGTTTTGTTGACGAACGTGGTTTGAAGGTCGCACTTCGCGGCACTAAGTTGATCATCCCGCGTCAGCTGCAATTCGTTGCAGAACGCTTGATGGTTTCAAACTTGCGTGTTGGCACAGCCGACAACGACACTAACGCAATTCGCTCCATGGGTATGTTGCCTGACGGTTATGCCGTTAACGACTTCCTGACGGATCCGGATGCGTTCTTTGTCAAGACCGACGCTCCTCGTGGTATGATCCACTTTGAGCGGACACCACTTTCCACCAACATGGAAGGTGACTTCGACACAGGTAACATGCGCTTCAAAGCGCGTGAGCGTTACAGCTTCGGCTTTAGCGACCCACGTTGTGTCTTCGGTTCTGCAGGGGCGGCGTAAGTCTCCACTCATAACTAAA